ATTAAGCCAACGACAATGAGTAAAAGTTCGCGAACCAAGTCCGCACTTCCGGGGTTTGTTAATTCTTCCATGTTTAATTTATTTCGTCAACGTCATCGTGATCGTTGAAAGTGTTATCTAAAAAGTGAACGAATAAGAAGGCTTTTGCCCCCTCGTATATTTTATTTATTCGAGCTTTGGTTGCTGCAAATGATTTCTTTACCAGTTTGTGGTCGTAGTAAATGATGAGTGCGAAAAAAACGCACATTATTACTGCAATGACTATCAAATCATTTCTCATTTGAGACATTATTGCCCATAATCAGAACCAAAATAAACTTAAAAAATGCAACTGAAGCACCCAAGTAAGCGAGCACTTTTGCACATTCAATGATTATTGGTGGCAAATGCACAGGCTCAACACCTTCCAAAGCGGTTCCAGTCATGAGCAACGTGCATGACTTAACGAAAGTCATTGCAGGCTCAGTGAAATCAACGTCAAATGGGTTTAGATTTATGTTCATTTTTTTTCAATTTAAGTAGCATCTCACGCTCGTACTTGCGCAAGGCTTCAGTTTCTTTTTTTATTTGTGCTTTCAGTTCCTCTTTTGTCATGGGAGTTTACTCAATAAGTTTGAGAATACAGGACCACGTGTATTCATTGCAGTATTTCCACTTGAAAAAAGGTAGTTTGAACTGCTCTTTTTAACCCCTATCGGTGAGCGTTGCGGCCAGACGTTATTTGAGTATTCAGGAAATAACGAACTATTCGCGCACAAGTAATCGACCAACACGCCCGTGTAGTATTCTGCATTTGATTTCGCACGCTCAATAGCATCCTTCATAACCGTGTCGGAAATCGGTGATGCATCTTCGCTTGTTCGTTGTACCAAAGTGCCGTTATCGAGCTTGTATGTAAGCGATGGAATGGCTTCAACCATTGTCCACCACAGGACAACTTTGCGACAGTAATCATCTACCAAAATTTGGTAATTACCAGCAAGCGTGTTGTTCGCTATTTGCGTTTTGAGTTCACTATAAAGTGAATCGCCCAAGTAGGGTGATAAATATTTGTCTTGACTTAAATACACCGCAGGATATAGAAGGTTCGGGTCAACCGCACCGTTCACTTGAGTGTATTTTTTTATGTAGTTTTCCGAGATAAAAAGTACTTCTGCCATTGTGTTTAATTATTATATGCTGAACCGTTTGCACCCCACACCGGATTCGTTGGTAAGAATCCATGATAGTCCATGTCCGTTGGAAGTTTAGCAACAAGTGCTTCATTCCGCACCTTGTAACCCATGCTTTCGGCTTTTGCCACCGCAATCCTGCGAGCGTCTTCGCTTTCAGGATTAATCTTTGCGCCTTTGCTATTAACCCACACGGTCTTCTGCCACCAATGTTTGCAGTGCCCTCCGCCCTTCCAAAGCCAGCAATCGTAAAAATCAGACCCATTAGGACCCCAACCCGGATTGACCCGTTTGTTTTTCATAGCAACAATATCTTCCTTTCGATATAGCTTATTCGCACGTAACATCTTGCGACAAAATTCTCTCATGTTATCATGCTTAAATTCGCCTGCATATACGTAACGAGTTATGAAGTAGTTGCCGTCAATTAAAGCATCCTGTTCGCTTTTAAGATTTGGTGTTGCCCTGCCTGTGCTTGCTAATTCGTGCGCTGCGATAACTTCGAGTTCTTTGTTTTCAGCATCGTCAGTATCGTAGTCAACCTCATAAGCATCTATCAAAATCCAATCTTTATTCGGCTCTTCACCGAGTGCGATAAGTTCGTCAGCAACGGTTGAAACCGCATCCATCTCAACTTGTATTTGTTCAAGTATTCGTGCTGCCCAATCGCGCCCTGCATCACCGCCCCAAAGTTGCCACGCTATTCTGCCAGCCGTTGGAAATCCATCCTCTCCATCGTTCCACCCAGTCGCTTGTTTGTCAACTTCATGCCTTGCGAAATACGAGTTCATTCTTTTCACCGTGTCAAGTGATAGGTTTCTCAAATTCGAAATATCTCGCGCCCTCGCAACACCGACTTCAGTACCACCACGACCGTATTCATCGCGCCACTTCAAACCGAGTTCAGCTTCGATTGCCATTTCTTTCGTTGGCTCGAAACTTTCTTCAGCTAATTGATGACAACAACCCTTTTTTTTTTCAAGGGATTTAACCACAGGCGCAGGTGCAGGAGCAGGAGCCGCTTCGGTAGCAACCGAGAATGAAAGTGGTGTATTCGGAATAACAGTCAACTGAATATTTGGAATTTCAAACGAAAGTATTTCGGTGAAACCTTTAATGATTAACCGTTGCGCTGGTTCAATGACTTGGTTTGTGAATATCTCTAAACCCACAGCCATTTCATCTTTATTTGAGCCGAATCCTGACTGAGTTCTAATACCGAAAATCAAAGGTGTAGTGATTCGGTGCGCGACCATGACTTTGCTTGTCGATTCCTCACTTAAAAACTGATATTGTTTGTCAGCATCCGAAAGTGGAAACGAAGTGATGTCAGGCTTCGGAGTGTCGCGCTCATTGAAAGTCATTAAAAACTTTCCCGCATTGCGTGCGCCCGTGAGTAACTTCTCCCAGTCACGTTTCATATCCCACTGTTGATCAGGTGGAATCTGCCCGTTAAAGAATGAAATAATAAATGAAGGGAATAAACCATTCATGATATTATTCACGTGGTACATTCCTATCTGCCGCTCTAATTCAATATAATTTACCGCACTCCAATAGTCAGGATTCGGATATATCTGTCCGCTTGTATATGCAAACTTCCAAAGCACTTGCGATGGCTCTTCAACTGCCATGCTCGGATTGAACTTTGGAATGAATGTTGGTCTGTTTTTTTTCTTGCGTGTATTCGCCCAATCTTCACTGTGATAAATTCCGATAACCTCTTCGTCTTCACCCTCAACCGCAATGCGACATTCCTCAAATGGTAAGTGCTTCAACTTTGCAATGGTCTTGCGGTCGTTTGAATAAATCACCTCAACAAAATAACCACCGTATTTTTTGAAGTCATGTGACGCAGCATAGTATTGACCATAAACGTCAAGCGCATCAACACGCTCCTGCCCTGTATTTGATGTGATTCCTTTTCCTGCAATCATGTCACCGATTGAAACGCACAACGAACCATGCACCGGACTGCTCTCTGAAAGCTCACGCAAGTATTGTGGGAACAAATTATTCACCCCAAAAGATACCCAGCCACCACGGTCAACACGCTCAATCGAACTAACGGGAGTATATTCTTGCAACTTTACATTGACTATGTTATTATCCATTGTAAATTATATCGTCTTGAATTGTTATTGTAGGCACATCGAAATAAACGCCTGAATCATTCAAATACAAATAACCACGCTCACATATACCAACAACGCTTGCATCATTTGGGTCTGTGTTGCTGTTTGAATTTTGACCATATACGTCATACCGATAACGCCCGGGTAAAGTTAGTCCGATAGTCGTAACTGTGAGTTCAGTATAACGTTGGTTTTCCACAACGATAGGTGGCACTTGTGCTATTGAATTGCCCACGTTAGAGTTTTCTTCATGGTAAATCAAAAGCAAATAATCGGTGAATGCAGTCGAGTAGTACTGTCGAGCTTCATCGAGTGAAAGCCTTAATGTTTGCGCTGCGGTATTTGTATTTAGATAAACCATTGTATATAAAAAAGGTGGGCAGTTGCGCCCACCCGTTTAATATGTGAATGTGAATGTGATTATATTAATCAATAGTCAAACCAATATCAGAAACAGTGTCTCCGACAGGTAAGAATAAAGGTTGTGAAGTTTCATCAGCTGTAATTGTCAACTGATAACCTTGCAAGTCACCGAATGCAGCTCCGGTCTGGAAAGTTCCTGCGGTCATGAAAGCACCCTGATTAAGTCCGAGTACAATGGTTTGACCATCGTTCATTTCAACGAAAACAATCACACGAGCTCGCGCAAGCAACTCAAGTTCATTACGCTTTGCAACGCTCAATTTGCCAAGTGTGAACACTAACTGATGAGTGAAAAACACCGTGCCATTTTCGAGTGAAACGGTAGGATTGAAAGTAACCGAGCCGCTATTTTTGTTCGGCTGATATTGATACACAGTGCCTGTTGCAGCAGTCAGTTCGCCAGCAGCTACAGTTGTTCCGCTAATTGATGCGTAATTGATGAAATATACGTTCTTAATGCCACCGACTGCATCGTTGCAACCGAGTAAAAATCCCGTAGTTAAATTACAACTCATAGTTTTATTTTATTAAGGGCGGCTATTACACCGCCCATTGATTATTTGTTAATGATTAGAAGTTAGTTCCCCAAGTAGCGATTTCATTTGTGAAACCAATTTGCGCACCGGCAAAGAAGTTACACTTGAAACGTACATTGTCTGAACCGTCAAGCTCACTCATGTCCAAAACTTTCACTTCATTCCACTGATTCAAAAGATTTGTTCCAAAGTACAAATTGCTCTTTTGTGTCATCAACATGTGGTCAGCGTAAAGTCCGGGACAAACAAAAATCTGATAACCCAAGTATTGCTTTGGCATTTCAGGACCTCCGTAAGTGTACCATCCATTTCCTGCAGCAGCAGAAGCAATCATGTATGCTTCCCATGCGTTCAATGACATGTAAATGATAGGCTTTTCAGTTGAACCTTTTACAGCGTCTGGGCAAGCGTCAACGAGATCCTCAACAGCTCCGACAATAGTCGAAGAATTCAAAGCACCTGAACCTGCATTTTGATCGTCACCAGCATCTTGAATCAATTCGCAAAAACCTTTGTAAGTGTTTGCAGTTCCAAGACCTTGCCAAATCATTGTTTCATTTGCAGCGGCAGCACCGCCCAAGATGTTTGCAATAAGTGCATCAGTCAATGATACAGGAAGAACACCGTCTTGAGTTTCTTTTGCATCCCAATCGTAAAGCAAGTTTGAAGTATTCAAATCACCTTTGCATATTTCGCGGTGAATTTGGAACTTCTTCAGCTCAAGAATTTTCTCATTCAAAGTAACAGTACCTGAAGGAGTGAAATCACAAGTTGCATCAGCAAATGTGATAGAGTCAGTTAGCCTGCGAACAACAGCTTTGTAGTCCACATTCTCAAGGACAGTAACGCCCTTTAATGATTCATTTGAAAGCAGGGCAGCACGAATGTAACCGCCTGCAACTTTACCAGCGTATGTTGTGGTTAAGTTAGTAGTTGTAGCCATTTTCTTTTTTTATTAAATTATTTTTGTATTTTTTGAATTTCAGCAAGTACACGCTCCTGATAAGACATTTGCTCCCAATTTTTTGCAGGAGCAGGAGCCGCACTAAATACGCTCTTTCTTTCTTTCACTGAAGTGGTCGCTGGTGCGCTCTTCAATGCAGCAAGTTCGGTAGCACTTACAACGGCTTCGTTC